TTGGGACATCCCAAAATTAATCAAGTTTAATAGAGACTTCATCAAAAAGTGGAGATACGAAGAACTAAAACGAAAACCCACCGCAGAGGATAGAGATCTTGTACTGATTTCTATTTTAATACTTATCAAGTTTGGAGTCATAGAAGAAGACGCTCATAATGAAGGACTACTCATCTGTCAAGCAAGAGACAAAAAACCCTGTTCATCCTCCGTCGTATAAGTGGGTTCTGGGATAGCATCCCCCTCATCTTCACTATAATCATAATCACTATCATCATCATCTTCTGGTTCATCATTCATAATATCTATAAATTCATATATCATCGTTGCCCACTCTTTTTTATCATGTTCCTCTAAAAATTTACCCATTGCTAGAAGATCTTCCAAGTTATCCATTTATTTATACTTGATATTTTTATTTTGACAATATATTCTAAAAATTCTTCTTGATTCCAATAAATGCTTAGAAGATCTCTTTAGATTCCTCTGACTACTCAAATGATATTGATTACTAATATGAAACCTTAACAAATAATAATAATACATACTTACTCAAATATATCTTTTGTATACTTTAAATTACTAAATTCTAATTCAGGATCTTCTGCCAATTCTGCCGCCATCTGATCACTCTTCTTTTTACTCTGTAATAATGAATCAACTAAATCTAAATCAGTATTCACCTGTTGATTTATCTTAAAGATCACTGCTGAATTTAAATCACATCTCGCAGCAGTGCCATCTGGTTCATGAATACTACATTTGATCCTTGTTATGACCCTATCAATTGTATTCGTAAATGTAATCTGTCCCTCAAAACCATTCAGAAAGTCTCCATATGGATTTGCCTTATTTGTGATTGCCACTATCGGCATTGTGACACCACTTGTACGACCACCCAATACTTGATTCTGTTCAGAAATAATATCACTCCTGATTGTATAATAAGGTCTCAAGGTTTTAGTAGGTAATCTTTGAGCAGTTATATTTACACTCCTTGCGGGACTGATAACTACTGCTGGGGTGATACGACGACCAAAGAACCCTGTGGCAGAGAACCCGTGCCCACCAGCGACAACATTAATTGGAAGAACCGGGGTGATTTGATTTGAGTTCATCATATTTCTAGTGAAACTTACATAATCACCAGCAGTCACATCAGCATTTGTTGTAATAACATTTACATTATTAAGATCAGCATTTGCCCCCTCAGATTTTAATCTGACCTGTCTGCTTGATGTGCTATTTGGATTGTGAAACTGATCGTATCTAAACCCCATAATACCTACAAGACTATCGTCCCAATTGTTTTCGGGGACAACCCAATCTTCTATAAATAACCCACTTTGAGCATCCATGATTGTATATGGTTTTACATTGGGATTATGTGATATATAAGCATTTGCTGACCCACTAGTTGTTTTAGCAGTAAAATTATCAGTATATGGAGGCATATCTGGACAATAATTGTCTCTATTTAATCTCTTGTTAATCCTATAACATGGATCAGTAGCATTTGGATTATTCGGTTGGACGGTTCCATCAATATTATAACCTGCTTTATCTATATTACCAATCACCTCTGCCGTGTGAAGATTACTTAACTGAAATCGCTGTTGATCTGGATCATATTTAAATTGAGGATTATCTGCCCCAAGATACATACCAAACATATACTTATCCATAAAATATTTTGTATCCTGTGGAGACTGACCGAAAAAATATGATTTAGAACTGAATGTGCTCGCTGATTTGCCCGTTGATGTGAAATCATTAGCATCCAGATTAGGATTTCCATTATATAACATGAGTGCCGCTGTTCCGTATGCTGTGAAGTGATAATCAAAACCAAAATTTCTACCATAACCTGAACCTAACTGATATTGTGGGTCTGTTCTTGCTCCAGCAGCATGTGAAGCATTACTGTGAAAGAAATGATCAGGGATCTTATTACCTGTCCTTGTGAACTGAAACCCAATATAAAATTCTTCTTTGCCACGTTGATTTACTCGTCTTATTTTACGAGCAAACCCATATGCCAAATCATTAAAATCAGGTTCCAATGATGTAGAATACCAATCAGTAAAAGAGTTACCCCAATCCGTGAATCCAACATCACTCTCTGTATTGTCCACCGCTTTCGGATTGTAATCAACAAATATTGGGAAACTTGTCATGCTACCACTCACCACACTATTATAAAGATCATAACCCAGATTTTGTGCCCTCGTATCCCTGATATTCGCCCCATAATTAACATAGATGATATTACCCACAATACCAGTCTCAAAATACGAACCATTAAAGTTATCATATAGATTCATATGAAAGAATCTAGTGAATGTAGAATTACACTCAAATCCATTCTGTTCATAATCAAAGAGTTCTGGATAAATAGGTTGTGTATCAAAGAATGCCTTAAATCTTAATAGATTCTCTTTGGTCCATTTTTGACCGCTACAGAAGACTTTATCCCCACTAGCATTTGGAAGAGATCTTTGAGTGTAAAGACCCTGATAACCTCCTTCATCATTATCTGGATTATAGGGACCATTCAGTAACTTACCTGCTGTATAAAGTTCAGGTCTTTTAATACCTATATGCTGAAAACAAGATAAATAATGATAAGCATCATTTATATTCCATGTCCCATTGGTTTTAAACCATTCAGTAAATGTAGATTTCTGAAAGTTATGTGCTGTCGCACAATTATAGACCCTAAATGCTGGTGTTTCACTTTTAAATGTAAATGTCTCCCTACGATGTATTGTATTTGACGAATTAGATGTATTATACTGATATGGAAATAGATCATCTCTTTCATTAATCTCCTGTGTTAACTGATCTGCTAAATCATCTGGTGAGTTATATCCTGGATTTGCTTTTAGAGTTATTAAATTCTTGACTTGTATATACTCACCAAATGTAGCAGGATCTCTATGTGCTTCACATACACTAGCAGATAAAGATGAATTTACTGTTGTAGGAGGTAAATACTGATCAGATAAAGAACTTGGGACTCTAAATGAAAATAGATTGTGGGTGTTTGTATTTGCTGATGCGTTTCCACTCATTGTTATTTGTGTGTCAGAATCAACAGATAAAATTGATGAATTTGCCGCAAAAACAGTATCAGGTGTCTGAAGTGTCAATACCATACTTGCGATAAGTTGGTCTGCTGTCTGTCCATGAGTCAACTGAATCACTGGAGATCCTGCGTGTGTTTGACCTTTGATTGTGATTGTAGGAGTTGCTGGATCACCATAAAAGGTTTGGGTTCTTGTAAATAGAGTATATCGTGAACCATCATTAACACCTGTCACCGCAGATAAATCAGGGGTTTTACCTTTCCCATTCGTCCAGAGTTTAGTTGATAAATCTGCCTTACATACATTCAGAGGAGGAGGTGGTCTTTGGGTTTGACCCTGATCACGACTACCTGCTGTTAAAGAACCACCGTCTCTTCTTATTGCTTGGACCCAATACAAATATGAACCATTTGCCGCCCATCTACGAGGGAGGTGAGCATAAAATTCACAATTGGTAGATTTATAAGGACTGACAACTAAATTTAATGTATCATCCCTTACATTAATAGTTTGTTTTTTATTACTACAATTTACAAGACTATATTTCTGGGGCAGTTCATCATTAAATAACCGATTGTCAAAATCTGTAATTTCTACCACTTTAGAAGCATTCAGATTCTGACCTTTGATTTGGATCTCCCCTGCTTCAGCACCTATTTCACTTACGAAAGAAGAATGAACTGATATTTCATCTCCAGGTTTTAAATGAAGTCCGTCACCACATCGGTTCGTCCACTGTGAAGGGTTCTGATTATTATTACCAATTGCCTCATCACTTTGTGATCTAGGGCATTCTATTAAGGTTGTTTTGGTAAATCCACTCATTTATATATGAATAGAAGAAAAAAAATAAAGGATAGAAATTAAATTATTAAGCATAACCCATCATAATCATACCATCGCGAAGAGATGCCACCCTGACAACCTGTAACCATACTCGTAGTGTCGCTGACCCTGCCATAGTAGTTCGTGTATCATAAAGTTCTATACCGCGAGAGTTGACTCGCTCACCCTTATTAAGTCTGTATGCTGTATAGAAGAATTTTTGCTGAAGAAACTCTTCGGCAGCGTAGTCCTCAAAATTACATGCTCCAGCAAAATCAGCATCCTTTGCTAACTGACCTTCACCACGATATAAGTCCCGAGAAATGTAAGGTACACGACCTTCAGTCTGAAATACATTATGATAATGGCGTGCGTCATTGCTGACATCAATTGGATAGAGAAAGTTATCATTGTATTTTAGATTCGTTGTGACCTTACCCGTGCTGGTGGCGGTGATAACCGGTCCAACAGATTCATATTCATTCAGTAAAGTCTGATCCTTTTCCAAGGTTTCACTTGTTGCTACAAAGATCTTATTGACAACACGACCTGCCCCACCGATATTCTGAATAAGACCAGTGCTAAATTCAGTAGGGGATACAGTTCGCTTTACAAACTGATAATCTACATAGGTGAAAGACATATTGGCGTTTGCCTGACGATACTGCTCCATCATATCCTGGGGATAGAAAATGTAATCAGCGATCATCTGACAATCATTGCGAACCAATACAGCGTCCTTTGCTAATGTTTCACCGTTGGTAATACAGACACGATTAGAACTTGTCCCAGTGAGACGCGTAGTGAAAGTGAGGTGAATACTAACCTGTTCAGACATCATAAATAGAGGTAACTGATTGGTCTTGAGAAAGGGGAAGAGATCTGCTAACAGAATAGAATATGTTGGTTTGTTTTGCTCTTTCTGATAATCAAAGACTACCCTTGTTGGTTCTGGGATAGAAGCATTATTAATAGGTTTCCAGTATGGTGCTCCACCATCCTGAAGAGTAACATCAGTGCCATTATCAATCTGGATACTCTTTGCCTCTGTAAGACTTTCTGTGCGTGATGCCGAATTAGATGCCGAAGCAAATGAAGCAGAGCGTCCCTGTAATGTAGGGGCGATTGTCATATAACGACCACTCATTACACCCTCACGCTCCTGAATAGCATCAGGAGGCAGGAATGTAGTTTCATATGCCGCGAAGTGAGCATAATCTTCTAATTCACAAATGGTCTTGGTCCCAACGCGAAGTGCCGCACGCTGAATAAGTGAGTGAACTCCAATATTGGCAGGGAAGAAGACCCTACCATCTCCAGCGAATGTTGTTCCATCAGTGGAGAGTGTAATGCGGGAGTTACTGTGTAAGATCCCCTTGTTGTCAAGAACGAATCTTGCTTCTTTCTCCGAGAAGATAACTGGGTCAAGAATATCAGTCTGAACATTAATAGCAGTATCTGTTGCTACACTGCCGATTTTGACTAGATCCGGTATTTGAGATGCCTGTGGTTGCGAGTCTGATTCCATATTATACTGATTCACAATATAAAGTTTTTGGGTTCATTTTAAAATATGGTTTTAAAAATTTGATAGTTGGTTGTCAATAACTATCAATAAAAAAAAAAGACACTAACAGCAATATGGATCCGGCGACTCTCCAATTTCTACAAGTAGTCGCTGAAGAGGGGTTTCCCTTCGTGGCGAAGACTCTGATAGATTGTATGGCGGAGAAAGACAGTCCGGAGACGGCGAAAGAGTTTCATACTATACTCGCGATGTGTGTAGAACACGATTTCTATGTTGATGAGGTATCCGCCGAGATCGTCACTGATCTTTCACAGGTAACGGGGAGGGCGAATGTTATCCCTAGATATACTGTTATGAAGACAAAATGTGGGGTTGTATTTGGTTTCTGTCTCATCTACGAGTATACAGATGTCAAAGATAAGGCGGAGATCAAATACTTCTTTGTCAAACCAGAGTGTAGGCGAAAGGGTTTCGCGAAAGAGTATTTTAAGAGGATCATGCCCAGATACAAAAGTATCTATACGGATACTTCATCAGAAAACTATGTTAAGTTGATTACAGGTCTCGGTTTCAGAAAGGTAGGTAAGTGTTCAGAGACAGACGAGATCTGTTACAAATGGGAGAAACCAGAAAAAGTAGTTCTGGTTCACAAGAAAATCAAGAAAAGTAAAAAGGGTAATAAGCGGAGGAGGTGAGTGAGTTTGGTTGATTGATATTGATATTGATATTTACTATTTATATGTAATTTTTTATGTGAATTATTTCATGACCTGAATAGACCCATTTGCCGATACGATTGTCTGGCGACTGTGAACAAACAGGAAAATAGAATTAGGGTTATCGCTAGTTAGTCTCAATTGGAGTTGAACACCAAAGGGAACACTGCTGAAGTCCATACCCTGATTACTGATACTATCATAAGCGACTCCAATACCCCATGCCGATCCTCCATTGATGATATCCTTTGCCTGTGCGTAATTAGTGCCATAGTCAATATTACGATAGACAGATGTATCCACCGAAGTGCGATTGATCTTCGCGAAGTTCATCACAGCATTCATATAGTTCCTGACAATCTGGGCATCCCCAGTTTCATTATCACGACCAGCAACTGACTTCTGAAGAGTATCAATATTATATTCTAATGGTACTCGCTGACCTGCTCTGGTGAATACTATCTGTTCCACCTGTGCCTTGGTTGCGTCACTATTGGAGAACCCAAGTGTAGCAAGACCATCACGTGTCCAAGAGTTAATGTGTGCTGCTGGGACAACATTCATAAATGCTCCAAGAACAGACTTTAATCCAAGGTTAAAATTTAATACAGCATTTGCCGAGTTGATCGTATTGTAGTAAGACGAAATAGAATTGTAAGTGAAAGTATTGACAGACTGTGGTGTAAAGTCTTCTCCTGGATCTTGGACTTCACAAATAAGTCTTACATCAGATAATTCATAGTATGAATCTAATAGTGCTGTATCATCATTGGTTGCCGAGAATAATACATTCTGATCTGGAGATAATTGGATCTCTACCATAAGACCACCTACACCCCAATCATTAGAAAGTGGGATTGGTTCTTGACCTAAAAATAGACCACTGACAAGTGGGATACAGAAAGAGTTTGCTGAATCACCGCCAGATGCCGATGCCGCCTGTGTATTGGTGATCACCCCTAACTGCTGTGCCTTGTAGTTAGGAAAGCGAAGGGATGTTTCGTAAGCGTGACAGGCAAAGTCAGACTGCGATTGGGTTACAGATAAGTATGAACTCATCATGCGGTTATGATGGTTAATAGTCTCTATGGTTTGAGAAGATCTCTGACTGAATATAGATAGAGTATCAATTACAGAGTAAACACCAAGGCGTTCATTCATACGGATACCATCAGACTCAAGTGGGATAATTGTATCATTCTTTTTCACTGTAATCTTACCAACAAGTCTTACAGAACCTGGGACAATGAAACGATCCTGTGCTCCAATAAGGAGTTGGACCGTAGGTTGACCATTCTTGTAGGATAACTTACCATCAGAAGTAATATTACTGGGGACGATCTCTAAATGTCTGTTGCTGCTCATATTTATACTACTTTTAATATTTTTATTTTAGGTGAATTTTAAAAAATCTATTAATATACCAAATGGTTTCGGTTGTTATTAAAAAAAGCAATAAGTCAGGAAAGAAACTGATGGCAGTATTTACAAGAGATACCGGCAGAACAAAGACTACACATTTTGGAGCGGCAGGCATGGATGACTATACAAAAACAAAAGATAAAGAACAAAGGAAACGATACAGATCCAGACATAAAAAAGATCTATCTACTGGAGACTATACTAAAGCAGGGTATCTATCGTGGTATATACTATGGGGAAACAGTACTAGTAGGAGAGAGAATATATCGGCGTATAAGAGAAGGTTTAATCTGAAGTAATTTAATAGGTGAACGCCCAAGGTTTCTCCGAGTAGATTTTGGAGGCGACGCCGAACGAGTCCTTACAATCAGGGAATCCGTTTGCCACTTTGTGACCCAACGCTTTTTGGTTCAGATCGTGGTATTGTCCTGTTTTGGTGTTACGGACCCTTCCGTGACCGAGATACTCAAACTCTACGGAAGGATCTCGGGTAGAATAAATGTTGGTAGTGATGAAGATACGTTTTGACAGAATCATACCCATCCTTGATCGTTCACGATTGATCTGTACGGTTTTTAGAGATTAGTTGGAGACAGTTTGGTTCTTGCTTTTGTTATTGATAGATTTGGATTATCAACTATCAAATTTTTAGTTGATATGATCATAAAAAATATATTAACACGGATACGGAAATTTAGAGATTAGTTGGAGATAAGTTGGGCGGAAATATACAAAGATTTAATCTTCAGATCTGACCAACTCGTTTTCTTCGTTATACACCCAACCATACTCACATAGAAGATTACAGAAATCATCTCCATCAATATCACTTAGAATTGGAGACCACTTGTCGCAGTATTCCTTGAGTTCATTATATTCATCCACATCAACCAACCAATTATGCCGTTCATACCAGTCGGTTGCGATCGCCGCGAAATCTGGGTGGGTTGTAATATCTTCTTTGAGTTTCTTGTTCTGCTCTTTGAGTTTGTCCATCACCTCCTGAAACTCCTCCCAACAGGTTTCATCCTCAAGTTTCTGTTTGAGAGTCGCGTTTTCTTCTTTGAGTTTCTGGTTCTCTGCCAGTATGATCCCTGCTGCTTCATTGTGTCTTTCTACATCAGCGTTCTCATTGGCGGAAACAAGTTTCATATTTGTTAGAAATATCTCCTCATTGAGTTTCTTGTTCTTCATCTGTTCTTCATTCCACTTTTCTTTCAGCATCTTAACCATCTTCATTTGTCCCTCATTTATTTTCTCCAATGTCGCGAGTTGCTCGTTCTTCATCTGTGCCTCCACCAAGAGACTCACCAGTTCATCCTTGTCCAGACCGTTCGCGACTTGGTAGAGTTCCTGAGCGTTTGACATTCTGTTCTGTGTATCTGTATTCTGTATATTTGTTTGATGTAGATTTTACATCAAACTATCAAATTTTTGATTGATTTTGATACGAGTCAATTTTTTAATTAATGTGATTGAGAGGGTTGTGTGACTGATTCGCGAGCATACCGTATTGCTGAAAAGCGGCAGGTGCTCTTGTTGGAGGAGGTGCTGCTCCGGGTGGATCTGCCTGATCAACCTTCTTTTCGGCATTATCTTGTTTAATACTGGATATCGTGCTATCAACAGCAGCGAATAGATTGACTGCCGCAGCGAGTGGTGCTAATGCTCCACCTGTAAATGCTGATGCTATATCAAGTGCTCCTCCAACAATCGTAGCAACATTACCGATATCTTCACCTAGGTTCTGTTTCACCACATTACCAGCAGCATCCTTTTCATTAAAGATATTACCAGTTTGATAGAAATTATCTATATCACTGCCAATCGCCATCACACCACCAACAGCACCAAGACCCTTTGCCGCAGTTTTAGCAAAAACCTCTCCACCCTTCTCTGCCAACTGACCAGCAATAATACCTTCGGCACCACCAAGGTCAGCAACCGATGTAGCACCTTCACCAAAGAGTTTAGTCCCTTCACCTGCTGACTGTAGTGATCTTGCCCCTTCAGATAGTGCTTGATTGGCAGTCCCACCTGCTCTTAATGTAGAGACTACTTCAGATGTTGCTCCACCAACAGTCTTTCCAACTTTGTATACTGATTCTACTTTTGTGACATCACTCTCAACATCTGATTTAATATCGCTGTCAGTTTTCTGCTGATCCATGTGTTGTAAATTCTTAAATGCGAGTGATTGGGTTTTCCACCCATTAGATCGTAATTCATTCATGTCTGCCGCCTGCTGTCCCAGTTGTGTTTGGATTCCGTATAGTTGTGCGTGTCCTCCATAAAAGTCTCCCATATTATTATATTCTACTATACATATAAATTTATTCAGGTGAATTTAAAATTTTAGATCCTTCAGCGATAAGAGTCTCAAAGTTACGGAATGCCTTTGGAGGATTAGATTGGAAATCCATGTGAAGAAAATCATATCTGTTTGGTGTCGCTTGAGCATAGATCTTTAACCAGTTTTCAGTACCACCAAAGACGTCTCCATACTCTTCTGCCATTTTACCTAACTCTTTCTGATTTGGGAAAGGAGATCCTACAATGACATTTGTAGCATTTTGTCTAACGATTGGACTACACATTCTGAAATTTTGACTAGAGATAATCAATAGTTTAATATTAAAATGCCTGAAACGACTCGCTAAATGATTGATCTTTGCTTCCCTTCTAATTGACCCAAGACAATCATCAAGGACCACAGCAATCTCTGGTTGATCTTCCTTATCATATGCTTTCTGTTTTTGGACTATACCTTCTATAATACTATCTTCATAATGATCGTGGGTATCAAATGCTTTACGCAGAAATCTACTAGTGATATCATTAGCAATTGTATTACTGATAATCGTTGTATTATCAAATCGCTCTTGAGCATCATAGAATTCATCATTGAGTAGCATATTAGAGATAAGAGTGCTCTTACCAGTTCTGACTGGTGAAATTAATAAAACCATTGCTCCCCCACCGAAACCTTCTAT